CTGTTTTCCGAGATCGTCGCGACCATTCTTTGCATACTCATAACACTTCCTCAGTTCGTCTGCAAACTTTTTATGTTCTGGAGTAGCATCAAAATCAATGCGCTCGAAACACTTTTCTTCATCGACATAATGAATAACACAACCAAAGAGAAACTTCGGAATAAGTTCAACCTTATCGCACCAACTATTATATTCGATATGCTTCTTAATCCATCGCTGGCGAGGCTTTAAGAAAATGCTCATTTTGTCTAAAAAGGTTTCACGATACATTGGAAACATCCAATTCCATAAATTTCCGATATAGCTTATGGGCTTTGGAGCGTAGTATATTAACCAACCTCTAATACCCCAAAGTTGAATTAGTTCTATTTGCTTTTTCATAGTGCTGAAGCATTTGATTTCGTCGAACGCTTCTCTAGATTATTTTTGATAGCCTTGTCAATCTTTGGAGTAACCAGATGACCGACATGATCGTTATGAACTAGATGACCGCTTGAGCGACCCATTAGTTTTCTTTTTGCGGGATTCGGCGCTCTTAAATCAGCGCCTGGTTTTGTTTTTTTAGCCATATGACGTATAATGCCATAAAAAATAACAAAGTCAAGCAAAAAGTTAAAAAGTTTCGTAAATAATAAACTCTGGCTGAGCTTCTTTTTCTTTGAACTTGTTTGGAAAAACCGTTACGGGGTGTTTCTTCCCGTCTATGACTACATATCCAGCCAAATATTTGCCATTTTTGCCTTCTTTTTTCCAGAAGGCGCCTCTTTGTTGTTCCGTCCATTTGCTCATTTTACAAATGATATCACAAAAAAGTACTTTTGTCAAGTTAAATTCTTCCAAGCGTTCTGACAATGATATTTATCTTGAAACAAAAAATTAATAAATTTATAAAATTTTCCCCTTATCGGGAGATTTTCTTGTTTCCAGTATCCGCAATAAGCAGAGAAGGTTAGGTTGGCGTTTAACCCAAAAACCGAGGCTAGTCCTTGTGACATAGCCTCGGCTAGATTCCAATAATAAGATTTTCCCCTAGATTTTGAGGGGTCAGCCTTTATGGTTATTCTCATTACCAAACAATTGCTTCTAATTCTGCCAGTGTTGTGGCGGCAGTTACAGCCTCGACAAGTTGCGCCTCTTTAGCGAATGCGGCAGACTTTCTTTCTATACCTTCTGTGATTGCTGTCTGAAATTGTTCTTTAGTAATCACATTGTAAGAGCCGTCTGCCGACTTATAACCAACAAAGGAGCCACCATCTGGTAGGATTTCGATCAAAGTCTTTACGTCAATAATAGTTTCTAAATCTGATTTGAATTGTAGACCATCGCTGGTCACAAGAATTGCATTATATTCTGCATCTCTACCTTTTTTGATTTCTTGAATTTTGCGAGATCTAAACAGGTCTGAATTTTCTGCAAACCGCTCTTCTTTTCTCTCTTGTCTTTCTGTAGCCATCTTTTCATCTAAGCTAACAACCTCGTTGCTAATTAAGAACATTGGTTCGGTCGAAGATTCAAAGATGCTGGCTTTAGCGTTAGAAATAGATACTACTTCTGCAAATTCGGGTACATTTAAAAAATCATCGTCTTTTACTCTGATGATTCGTTTTGATTCAATATTAATTAGGGCGTTTTTCATAGTTCGTTAATCCAGTTAAATTTTTGATTGAGTTGTTCTGATAGCTGGCGACCTAATGTCTCGTGCCAGTCTTTTACTAAAGGTTTAATTTCTTGACGGATGACGTGGTCTCCGTAGGGGAAGCCAACATCATACTCCTGAGTGTATTGCTCGACGTTAGAAGTATTGTGGATGAATGGGTCTTCGCCCAGATACTCCCAGACTTTGTTCATTGTGTCTTGAGGGTTCTCCGTTAAGTCATCGGCGTGAACAAACATAAGCCTATCACCAAAGCGTTCCTTGGCTTCGTGCAAGCGTTCGATAGCGATTCCAATAGGAGGACTTTGTAGCCAGCCATTTACACGCTTTTCAATAGTCGTCCAGTTCTGAGGATTCTGTTGCTCAATACCGTTGAACACTTCTGGATGCTGTCTACGCTTTTTCTCCATACTGGACAAAACACCTCTAATGTCACGAACAGGAACAAGAACCTTAGCATCTTCCCACACCTTGAAGAGCTGGTCTAAGTGACCAATCCAAGAACGGCACTTGTCTACCACTACAGGTCTGTCGGTAATGCTGTTGAAAGCATTCTCACAGCCAGCCTTGACGTAGTCCAGATACATAGGCTCAAGGACATTTTTTTTATCCACTGCCTTAGCCTCTTCGGTCTGAAAGACCTGTCGAGCAATATAACCTATTTCGTGCAAGGCGCTAGTAGGCGTAGCGTGAACCTTTGGGTTCTGTGCAAGTAGATTACAGAGCAGCGTTGAGCAAGCTCGTGGAAGACCAGATACGAAGTGTAGTTGTTTACTCATATTTATATGATATATCTAGGTCTTTAAAAGTCAACTATAAATCGAAGACGACTGTCAAACCTCCATATGTAGATGTGTAGCCTGTAGCTCCTACTGGGACGTGAATTTCTGTGGCTGAAATACCGTAAAATGCATTGCTCCCTAAAGTTGGAGCAGTTGTGGCGAGGCAGTTAACTGTAGCTAAGGAAGTGCAAAGAGCAAAAGCGAAACTTCCAATCGAAGTTACACTATCAGGAATAGTTATGCTGGTAAGACTTGAGCAAAACATAAAAACGTTATCTCCAATCGACGTGAATAAAGGATTAATAGGAAGTGTTATGCTGGTAAGACTTGAGCAATAAGCAAAAGCGAAACTTCCAATCGAAGTTACACTATCAGGAATAGTTATGCTGGTAAGACTTGAGCAATAAGTAAAAACGTTATCTCCAATCGAAGTAATACTATCTGGAAAAGTTATACTGGTAAGACTGGAACAGGATGCAAAAGAATAATTCCCAATCGATGTTACACCATCACCAATAGTTACACTGGTAAGACTTGGGCAATCACTGAAAACACGAGTGTTAATCGAAGTAACGCTATCTGGAATCGTAATGCTGTTTAGGCCTGTGAGCTGAAATGCACCATTCCCAATCGAGGTCACACTATCTGGAATAGTTATGCTGGTAAGACTTGAGCATGACCTGAAAATACTATCACTAAGTGAAGTAATTCCATAGGGAAGAGAAACACTGGTAAGACTTGAGCAATAGCGGAATGCGCTACTCCCGATGCTTGTGACGCTGTTGGGAATGGTAATCTCCGTTAGGTTATCGCAGTCAATAAGTCCATCATCCCCAATGCTGGTAACAGTGTCGGGTATTGTGATGCTGGTCATGCTGGTGTTTTCAAATGCTGCATCATCAATTGAAGTCACATTGCTTCCAACATATACGGAGGTTAGACTTCTGTTATATTGATACCCAGATGTGTTATCAATAGTCGTAAGGTCACGTGTCCGCTTTGTGCCAGATATAAAGTCCGTTGTGTATGGGTAAGACTGCTCTATAGCAGCATCACTCATTGGCAAATTATCTAATGAGATTTTCTTAGTTTCTCCAGCACTAGTATCAACAACTGGCAAAATGTCAGTTGCTGCGTTAGCCGAAGTGAGTTCAACGAGTTGAGATATTTTTTTGTCTGCCATTATATTATAAGTCTGCGACGACTGTCAAACCTCCATATGTAGCTCCGTATCCTGTTGCCCCCACTGGAACGTGAATTTCAGTAGTTAAAGTACCGCTAAATACACCAGAACCTAAAGTTGGAGCGGTGGTAGCCAGACAGTTGATTGTAGCTAGACTTGTGCAGTAATAAAAACAACCACTACCAATCGAAGTAACACCATCTGGAAAAGTTATACTGGGAAGACTGGAACAGGATGCAAAAGAATAATTCCCAATCGATGTTACACCATCACCAATAGTTACACTGGTAAGACTTGGGCAATCACTGAAAACAAATTTGTTAATCGAAGTAACGCCATCTGGAATCGTAAAACTGTCTATGCTTGTGGACTGAAAAGCATAACTCCCAATCGAGGTCACACTATCAGGAATCGTAATACTGGTCAGGGAATTGCAGCTACGGAAAACACGTTCGTTAATCGAAGTAACGCCATCTGGAATAGTTATGCTGGTAAGACTTGAGCAGTAATTAAAACAACCACTACCAATCGAAGTTACACCATCAGGAATAGTTATGCTGGTAAGACTTGCGCAACTCTTGAAAGCAAAATTACCAATCGAAGTTACACCATCAGGAATAGTTACACTAGTAAAGTTGCAGTAAGTAAATGCATAATTTCCAATATAGGTCACGCTATCAGGAATAGTTATGCTGGTAAGACTTGTGCCGTCAAAAGAATGATCCTCAATCGAAGTTATACTATCTGGAATCGTAACACTGGTCAGGGAACCGCAGCCACGGAATGCACTAGCTCCAATCGATGTTACACTATCTGGAAGCTTAATGCTGGACATATTGCAGCGATAAAAAGCATTACTACCAATCGAAGTCGCACCATCAGCAATAGTTATATTGGCAAGAGATGTGCAGTAATTGAAAGCATTACTACCAATCGAAGTCACATTGCTCCCAACGTAAATAGAAGTGAGGTTCCAGTTGTATCTATACCCGTCTGAGCTTGTGATGCTCGTAAGGTCACGTGTCTGCTCTGTGCCAGATTGAAAGTCCGTTGTGAAAGAGTAAGACTGCTCTATAGCGGCATCACTCATCGGCAAATTAGCCAAGGCGATTTTCTTAGTTTCGCCAACGCTAGTATCAACAACTGGCAAGAAGTCAGTTACTGCGTTAGCTGAAGTTAATTCTGTTAGTTGCGATATTTTTTTGTCTGCCATAGTATTTATTACACTAAACATTTTGCCAGTTGTTGATTTGCTTGCATTTTTAGGAATATGTACAAAATTAACATTCCTTATCATTTATTTCTTCTGTGAAATGATACTGGCTCATATTAATCAAAATAAAATGTTTTTTTATTGTCGTATTCACTATATGTGTCTAAATCAAACCCCAAACTGTTCATTTTGGCTACAATTTCATGCTCTAAAGAATTTATGTTTATCTGTTCTATGATTTTCTCATCCTTTCTCATTGTTGTGACATATTTGCCAACTTGATAAATTTTTTCCCTTATTTTTGCGCCCGAACTCCTGCGAAATTCTTTACAAAAAATTTGAGAAAAATCTTTTTTTAAGAAATATATCTTTATTTGATCGTTTTCTATATCCCAACCAACGCCGTACCATTTAAATCCATTGGGCGCTTTAGGGCGTATATTTAAAGAATTTAACATCTTTAATGCATTTTTTCGAAATAAATCTGGATTCGTTTTTGTACCTACAATAAATCGAGAAGTGTTGATTACCTTATTTTTAACACTGATAATAAAAGAATAGCAGGATAGATGCTCATTCTCACAAATATCCCCTTCGGTTATATTATTCAAAGATTCTGTTATGAAGCGGTATTCTAGACTATTCACATTTGATAAAATCGAATAAATATTTTTTTGGTATTTATAAAATAAATCTTTAATTCTGGGGATCATAATATATTATAAATTTAATAATTAAAGTGTAAACTTAAATATGGCAGAAGGAATAAACCAAAAAGTGGCTTCAGAGGCTATGTCTCTAGAACCCAGTCAAATTTTAGAATTTTATTTAATATATTATGACTGGCCAGAAGATCAAAATAGCGTCTTAGCTCTAACCCCATATCAAAAATCAATTTCAGATAGGATTGTTTGGCAAGGGCAGGAATTTATATCATATCCAATGGAAACTGAAGGTTTCGAAGTTAAAGGAGATAATAGCTTGCCTAGACCAAGGCTCAAGGTATCCAATATACAATATGTTATATCTAAATATTTAAAAGTCCATAATAACTTAATCGGTGCGAAAGTGGTTAGAAAACGAACTTTTGCAAGGTTTTTAGATGATATAAATTTTGAAGGAGGTAAAAACCCATATTTTGACATTTCTACACAAGCGAGCGAAGCTTCTGGCGAAATGTTCCTACCTGATCAGACTTTTTACATAAACAGAAGAACTACGGAAACAAAAGAATTGGTTGAATTTGAATTATCTACCGTTTTTGAATTAGATAATGTATATATTCCCAATAGAAATGTTTATTCTAGATACTGTACGTGGATATACAGAGGACATGGCTGCAGGTACGCGGGGAAGCCAAAAACCACCTCAAATTCTCAACCATTCACGGATGCTAGCGGAGCTGCTGTATCTCCATCAACAATTAAGGGATTATGGAAAAATAGCAATACTTATAACAAGGGTGATTGCGTTTTCGTCCAAATTGAAAATTTTGTCATAAGAAAAGAAGATGAAACCGATTTGTCTGCTCCAGCAGAAAGGTTAAAAACATATTATGTTTGTGTCGCTAATGGCGTATCGGGGAATGAAAATTTTCCACCGATATCAAAAAATTGGCAAAAAGATGAATGCTCAAAAAAAGTCTCTGATTGTAAATTAAGATTTCCAGGCCAATTAAGGTTTGGAGGATACCCAGGAACTCATGCATACCCACCAAAAGGATAAATTTATAAACGATCTTGTAGAATACGCGAATACAGACACGAGTAAGGAAGTTTGCGGTTTTGTGTGTTATGGAGATGGAGAGCTTTTTTTAAAGCCAGCAAAGAATCATTCAAAGGATAATGATATTTTTATAATAAACCCCGCAGATTTTTTAGAAAGGAAATTAAGCGGCGAGCTTTTGGCGATATTCCATACCCACGTTAGTGCTAAAGAAGATCCCTCTGAGTACGATATCGAAAATTCAAAAAATTGTCTTTACCCATTTTTGATATATTCTTTAACTACTGAAAGATTTTGCTTATTTGACATGCCTCATTTCGAAAGACTAGAAAAAGGTGTAATAAGATTAAAGGAGTTTTTGGATGACTAATGTTATAATACATGGAGAATTAGCTACAATCTGCGGCAAACAGCACAGATTTAAAGTAAACAAGCTTTTGGATATAACAAGAGCTTTAAATGCAAATAACTCCAGGGTTAGAAATTTTTTAATTTCAAGATTTAAAGAAGGTCTAAGTTATGCGTTTATAGACCCAAAAAATCCAAATAAAAAATGGGAAACTATACAGCAGCTTTCTTCCGCCAAAGCGCCCGAAGAAGTGCATATAGTGCCCGTTGTAAATGGGGCTTTTGTGGTATCGGCTGTTGTGGCGGCGGTAACCGCAGTAGCTGGTTTTGTAGGCGCAGCTTTTGCTGCGTTGGGAACCGCATTAGCTGGTGGTGGATTTTTAGCAAATTTGGCCATAGGTATGTTAATACAAGGCGTTATGTCTTTATTGTTTCCTGTCGAAATGCCAAAAATGGCCGATCAGAAGGTCGAAACCAAAATCGATCAATCTAGTTACATTTTTAGCAATTTGGAAAACAATGTAGTGCAAGGATTTCCCATTCCTTTGGTTTATGGAGAGTTGAGAATTGGATCAAATATTATCTCAACAAACGTTGTTGCCCAAGATTTAGCATAATGAGTTTTTATAAAAACAGACTTAGAAAAAAAATATCAATCGCTGGTAGAAGTAAGGGAGCTAAGCCCTCTTATCTTATGCCTCCAGATGGAACTTTTTCAAAAATTGGTTTTCAGATTTATGAAGCATTAGATTTGATCTGTGAAGGCCCAGTAGCTGGCCTCACAGATAAAAAAGGATTACTTTTGCAGGGGGATTACGCCAAAAAAGAGTTTAAACAAGACAATAACACAATTGGTAGTTCAACAAATGGAATCGATAAAGGTATTTACTTTAACGATATTTCATTAAGGGAAGAAACAAATCAGCCAACGCATTCAAAATATGATGTAGAATTTAGAGATGGCTCCGAATTTCAAAAAGCTAGTTCTATAGTAAAAACGCCAAGTAAGTTGCATAAGATATCAACTCCGATAAAAGGACCGTATGATATGACTAGATTTGGAGATATTATAGGGTACGACGAATTCGAGAATCCAATATATGAAGATAAAGACAATGGAGCAAGAACGGGCAATGGTAGTAGAGATGTTAGATTCGAAGGTACGGAAGCTAGAGACTTTGTGAACTGGCAAAACTTGGGAGTAAGAGAAGTTTTAGAAAAGCCGTTCAACCACATCAATTATGACAAAAATGTAAATAAATTAACAATTGGTTTACAAATAGACGGTCTTAGCGATACAAAAAGTTATGCTGCTGCATCTGAAAATGATGCAGGAAAAAGTAAGATGGGAACACCTTTGCCATTAACCGTAAGTGTCCAGGTGGTCGTAGGAAAGGTTAATAAAAATGGTGTAGAAACAACCCAAACAGCATCATTCACAACCAGAAGCGGCAAGGGGGTGACTCTCGGTAGTGGTAACGGGGTAATATCAATAAGTGGAATCATAACTGCCCCATATTCGATTAGTTTGGAAAATATAACTTTACCAGCTTTGTCTGATACTGATATATATAATTTTGTAAGAGTGAGAAAATCAGAATACGAAACTTATTCCAATTTAATTAAAAGAGAGATTGGGGTCGCCACTATAACGGAAATAAATGATCAGACTTATGTCTACCCAAATTCTTGCTACGTTGCCAATTCTATAGATTCTAAATACTTTCCGCAAGTTCCGACTAGGACTTTCAGACTTAAAGGTAAAAAAATCTTGATACCTTCTAATTATAACCCAATTAATGTGGATGGATCTGATAGAAGATTTTCTAGTGACGGGTCGACAAGAGGTAACCAAATTTACAATGGAAACTGGGATGGGACATTTAAATTTGGATGGTCTGACAATCCTGCTTGGATTTATTATGATCTTTTGATCAATACTAGATATGGAATAGGGTCCCACTTAAGGGATGTAGAAATTGTTGATAAGTGGACTCTGTATGAAATAAGCATGTATTGTGATGCCGTCACAATGAATGATGGAAGCAAAACAACAAATGATTATGGCGGTGCTGGCTATTTCATTGGTCTAGATGATGGGTTAGGGGGTTTAGAACCAAGATTTAGCTGCAATATTCTTATAAAAGATCAATTAGGAGCTTTTGAAGCGCTTCAAGATTTAGCTCGGTCTTTCAGAGCGATGACTTATTTTAATAATTCTTGCGTGACTGTTAAAGTGGATAGACCTTATTTTTTCGAAGACTTTAATAATACCTCTACTACAGCGCCAAAAGAAAATAAGTTTCCCCCTCATTTAATTTTTAATAATTTAAATGTTAAAGATGGAATGTTTTCTTATGCAGATGTAGATAAATCAACTAAATTATCTGCTGTAGAAGTTTCTTTTTTAGACAAAAAAAATAATTACAGAAGTGCAACAGAATACGTCGAAGATACTGAAGCTATTAAATATGTAGGATTAAATTTTAAGCAAATAGATGGCATTGGTGTAACTTCCAGATCTCAAGCTCATAGATTAGCTAAATACATTTTATTTGAATCCCAATACACGACTGAAACAGTTTCTTTTAATGCTGGATTTGAAGGTCTTCTAATAGAGCCAGGAGATGTAATTATGGTCGAAGATGAAATGAGAAATTTCACTAAAAATTTCGGTACAATATTAGGAGCAAGTGGACAGACGACTTACTATGATCCAGATGGAACTAGCAACATCGCAACATTAACTAATGGGCAGGGCCCAAAAGCTATAATTGTCGAACCAGCTATTGGCAGCGATCAATTAGATTATATAACTGGAGGGAATATACATATATATAATCCAGTAGGAAAATCTGGAATCGATGATTTTTACAGAAATCCATCTAGTAATAATGAACTTTATAGGGAGATACATAACCCGCAAGTAATATCTTTACAAATTAAACCAGGCGGTTCTGGATCGAGTTATGATGTAGTAGATAGTGGAGTAGCTATATATATAAATGGCTTGAACAATTTTACAGATGGGAATGCTCAAAGCCAATGGTTCTCAGAAAAAGATGTCAATATAAGGCATGGGTCTATTTACAATATCGATGCGAGCGGTAGATCTCCAAATTATTATAGGGTATTAAATATACAAGAAGATAAAGAAAAAGGATTTAATATATCCGCAACAATTCATCATACTGGCAAATTTAAATTTGTTGAAGAAAATATCGCATTTGATACTGAAGATGATACATTTCAGCCAGATTTAAGAATAACTGACGTGATTAGGCCAGTCAAGCCAGCTTCAGTAGTAACTGGGGCAAAAATTCAAAACGCCGACCAGTCCCTGAGTTTACCTATAACAATAACAGATCCAGCTTCGGGGATTCCTGAAAAATATATTGTATTTCTAGAAGAGCCAAATACAAATGTTATAATTTCTGAAGTTTTTAAAAGTGCCAGTTCAACAACAGTATTTACTTTAAGTGGGGAGGCAAAAATAGATCAAATTGGAGATTATGAAATAAATGTATTTTCGGAAAACATAACCCCGATTAAATCAAGAAGTAGTGACGCTACATCGGTACCCTTTACTACGCAAGTATCTGATTTCGGATTCACCGCTCAAGATAATTTTGTTGAATATCAAAATATTTTTATAAATACTGCATACCAGTCATCATATGACAATATAAATGAAACTGGAACTGCTCAAAATTCTTTTTTTGAACGTGACCCGAATATAAATACTGTTGTTAGTTTCGAATTTGAAGATATATTCGGAAATAGCGGAGCTTCTGTAACAGATACAGTAAATGATCAAGTGATTAATTTAAAAGATAATGCAGGCAATATTATAAAAAATAATTTTAAAATACTCTCGAATGAAAATTCTGTAACAATATCAAACTCAGAATTAAATACTGCATTTAATTACACTGGAGACGGAAAATATATAATGCCTCCAAGTCTAGACTTTGAAGTTTCAAGTTTTGAATTGACTGGCTCTGAATCAGCGACGCAGACTTTTGCTTTTGGAGAAAATTTCGATGAGACACCTGCGATTTTTATGTATCAAATAGTTGATGGGGATTATAGCGATTTTTCCAAACCCATTGGAAGGATAAACTCCACATCTTCGGGATTTTCTGTTACTGGTATTTCGGAAAGAAACAGTAAATACGCTTATGTAGCATCAAAAACAGGGCTTTTTAAATTTAATGGAGCTTCAAAAACAATACAAATAGGCAAGGTCAATAATAATAATACTTCCGATTATCAGTTTGTGAGTTTCCATGAAGATTTCAATGTTGCCCCTAGAGTGTTTGTGCAACTTCAAGAACCCAACACAACGACAGAAACTTATTTTTCAGATACTTGCATAACGGGGGTTTCAACAAGTGGGTTTTTCTTCAAATCTTTTCAGTCAGATTTGACTGTCGCTGATGGAACTGGTTTATACGCTTATATAGCTTTAGATCAAAATATATTTAATGTTTCTTCTGTTAGTGATCTACCGATATTGTCATTGAATTATTGCGCTACTGGAGAACAATCTTTTCAATTTTCATCTGACGCTATTTTAGAACCAGCTAATGGAACAAATAATGTAGGACTAAGATTCGCCCATGATCAATATGCCGTTATGTGCCAAAGATCTGGAGACAATTCAGACTTTGATGATAAGTTCTTTGTTGTCCACAGAACAGGAAATCAAAATAGAGCTTTCCAGCATATGTTAGAAACAGGTTTGGAGCCAGGGCTTAGATCTCAATTAACTGGAGGTGCAACAAACCATATACTCATTACTGGAGAAAACCTTCAAATAGATACTGGCAATTTCACATTGGCGGCTTGGTTCAAATTTAATAGCAATTTAAATGGCAAACAATATTTGTTAGAATCTCAAAAAAATGGAACTGGCCTAGCTTGGTTCCAATCTGGTGATGGAAAAAATTATTTAAATTTAAATGGAACGGACTATTTGGCGGCTACTGGCGCAACAACATTAAACGATGGCAATTTACATTTTTTACAAATAGTAGTTGATAGAGAAAATGGATTAACAGGATATTTAGATGATGCCACAAATTTCAATGTAAATACATCCATAACTGGACTTAGAGATGAATCTTTTATAACCGAATTTAATATTACTGGCGTTGGAACGGGCGTTTCTGGAAATATAAATACATTCGATGGGGATTATACTGGATCTTCTCCCTTGTTCCAAAATATAACTACAAGTGGGTTAAGATTTAAACTAGATGGAACTAAATGGATATTGACCGATGAAGATGCTGGAAGTGTAAGTTTTGGCAAAATAGCTTGGGAAGGAGGTAGTAATGTTGATTACCCTTGGAATGTTATCTCTTGGACTGGGGTGGACGCTTTGGGGGCAAGCTCTCCTCCATCTTTTTCTGGACTTACTCCTTTTGTTGGTGTAAATTTAAATTCTCAAACAGGTTTTAAGGTTTTAGGAAATTCAGAATTAAATGGAGAAGCCTTGACTAGTGGACATCTTAATAAATATTTCTCATTGATAAGTGGGGCAACCGTAGGGAATTATTTTAGCGATCCAAACAGTTTTTTTACTGGTTTTACGGGTGATGCAAATACTGAATTTATATTCAATATAACAGGTTTCCCATCATTAATAGATGCTTCTGAAAATACAACAATAAACTTAGTAGGTAATATAGAAAGATCCGAAGAAATAATAAATAGATTATCTAGTTCTAATTTTAATTTTATGCAAATAGGAGTTACAGGTACATTATGAGATTTAATCAAGTAGTAGTGGGGCAGCATCCAGCAACATCTGGATATCAACTTGAATGCTTTGTAAGTTCAGATGGTGGAGCTGGCTTCTCTAGCGGGTCTGGAACTTTAAATGTCGAATTCCCAAAGTTCGCGATTACAGGAGTAGAATTTAATGGCGAAAATCTTCTTTTTGAGCCAACTGGTGAAGGTTTATTGCTTATGGAAGATATAAGAGTTTTAGAAGGTTTTATAACTTTAAAAACTTTTTTTTCTGGTGATTTGAATGGCAATACTGGCTTATCAATTCAAAACATAAAGGGTGTTGATATTTATACTGGATCCGATTCAACATTTAAGCCAGATACTATTGCTTTTACAAATAGAATTGATTCTGAAGCCGTCTCATTGCAGTCTGGAGATGAATCTATATTCATAACAATTAATTCTGGCGATATCGATAATAAAATCGAGCAGAACATATTCTATAAAGCGCTGCCAATAGATTATTTAACTTTTGGTCAAGAATCTGATGCGGTCAGCGGCAGTATGTTCGGCGGATTTGAAGAATTTTCTAAAATCACAGGTTCATCAGATGTTGTTATTTCTAGATCAAATGCAAATGATTTAAGATTCCATTCCGCCTCAATGACAGATATATATGCAGGTGTTAAAATTATTATTTCAAACGATATACCAAAAGATTTTATAGGCAATTTTAGAATTAGAACAAACAGTGAAGAAGTTGTAATTTCTGGAAGCGGCGGCGCAACTTTACAGTCTACATCCAGCGACTTTAGCGTTTCAAATAACTCAATTACAGTTCCAGCGGGAAATGATCTTGCCGAATTTGAAATTAGTTCTCTATTGGATCAAAATGATACAAGAACAGCTTTTGTTGTGGGAGAGTTATAATTCTTTTAAATACATACTTTCAATATGTTTGTATTTTTTTCTTGTATATAATTTTTTTAATTTCTCTGGCATGGAATTTTCTAAATGAACCATTGCTATTCTTTTGCATCCTATAGACTTTGCATAATCTTCAAATTTATTAAGAATTTTAATACCGCGACCTCTATGATCCTCGTGGACATACCAAAAAGCTTCAGTACAACATAAAGCACCATCTTCTACTGCGGGCGTTATAAAAAAACCCAGAGCACCAATGATTTTTTCGTCTTTTTCTAAGGCAAAAATTTTGCCACTTTTGGTTTCAATTAATTTTTTCCAGGTTGGAAGCCAGTTTTTTCTGAAGCCATCCATATCTTCTTTATAGGGTAAGATTTTATAAAAGCTTTCGAGAATATTTTGAAGTTCTCTTAACTGGTCGACTGTTTTTACTTCAAATATCATTACAGTAGCTTCAGTAGCTTCCGACATTCTTTGGCTGGTATATCTTTGTAATCCTTCCAAGTTTTAATAACCTCTGGGTCATTTTCGTATTTACCATCGGTATAAAGCTTTCGTAGCTTAACTAGGAATGAATTGAAGTCTGTGCCCGCTTTATCTTTTAAGATGCCTTGTGGGCTAATATCCTTTGCTCCAGAAGATGAAGGGGGCGCTACGATGGGAGACTTGTCTTTGGAAGAGTCAATCTCGTCAGCGCCAACAATATGAATACCCAAGAAGTTACGAACAGCACGAACGAAAGCACGATTTTCTGCAATACATTCTAGGAACTTAGCGGCAAATCCATTTGTATTGTGAAGTGTCGCATTGGCAATTGAGGAGAACTTGGCTCCATGATCACTGGAAAGATGTGTTGGGTTCTCATAATTGCAAATAAAAGTAATAACACATTTGACGACGGACCTCTCTTCAGAAGACTCAACAATGTCATAATTGACAGTGTCAATGCCCCTGAGCTTTGCAAGTTCCTTAATTCCGCCAAGTTTGATAAGCAATTGATGATCTTCTAATCCCTCAATAGATTCTGGGGCTGGCATCTTGCGCATTTCAAACCAACCCTTATTGGGGTATAGGTGTTCTGGGCTAATCATCGCTCGCCAATTGACGGAGCCATCCTCGTTAAATGTATAATCAACAGACTCAAGTAGTCCGTGTTCGTTGCGCTTCCAGAGATCTGGGCCGTATATTTTATTTTTCTTCGTCATATAGATATAAACTTTCTAATTCTAGTTTTGAGATTTCATCATAAACGAAATTATTACTTTTGTCAAGTCTTTTTGCAGAAGATTCCGACGGGAAGACCTTGGCTTCAGAAATAAATCTTTTTTTAGAAATAAATTTTGAAGCTGTAATGTTTTCAATTTCTGGGTCAATTACCTCAGTCACTAGGAAATCAAAATATTTGAATCTAATGTCGGAAATTTTTTTCTTATCTTTAACTTGAATTACGACATTGATTTTTCTATTTTTTAAAGTTTTAAAAAAATTAGTGAGGTCTTCGTTTTTACTTGTATCGTATTTGTATGTAACCTGCTTTAAGTTGGGCATGTAGTTCAATGCGTTCAAATCAAAAGTTTTAGAAATGTGAAGGTTTACCACACACATTTGGCACCATTGACAAATATTATTGATATTGTGTTCAATGTCGCCTCTGACATTTACAGGTTTACCCGCCAACTCTTTAGAATGGCCAAAGAAATCAGGAACAATTTCAACAACCTCATCTTGGAAGTTTGCGCCGATTTTAATGGTTTTAAATTTTATTTTTGTTTTGATCTCTAATTGATCTAAAATCGATTGAGCTATAACTTCTGGTTTTATTTCATTGATTCTCTTACAATTGACACCAAACGATGGTTTAATTTTAGAAAAATCTGGGCTAAGGCTTATGCAAGATTTTTTTTCATGCCATAAAGGTTTAGAATTATTTTTATAAAGATTAAAGTGCAAAATCACCGAAGGGACATCATAAGCACTAGCTACATGACCTGGGAGGCTATCGCACCCAACGTGGACTTTAGCCTTCTTAATGATATAATTCATTTGTTTGTAAGATGAACCTAAGGTAGGAAAGTCAACACCGTTTATGTTGCCATCATCCAAACCTCCAACCTGCACGATCTTTACATCTCCAATAAAAGGTTTTATCAATTCAAGCACCATATCCCAATAAAGATAATTGGCTGATGGCATCTTGTTAGAAGATTGAATTGTTATATATTTTTCTGGGAGTCCAGGAAAAAAATGTTCAGTGATTGTGGGTTTTCCAATTTTAACCCCCAAATCTTTTGCATAAACTTCAGCTATATGACTCATATGATTTTACTTCTTTTACGTCAGAATTTGTTATTTCGTTAATTTGGTTTTTAAGGTCAAAGCGTTTGTCGTTTGCGTGGTAGACATCTCTCGCTAATCGAATAAATTCTGCACTAAAATCTTTAATTTTTTCGCAGTATCTAATATTGTCTTCAATGCTCCAAAGGCTTAAATTAATTTCAAAAAGGTCTGCTTTAAGGGCAAACAGTAAAGGTATATCAAATTTAACGGAATCTTGCAATATATCATTTAGTTTTTGATTAAGTTGTGATTGTTCATTTTTAACCTCCTTTAGCTTATCAACATCTTTGATCATCATTTTTTTGATTTCAAGAATCGTTAATTTATCTACAAGTTCTCCTGTTGAGACTGGAATATTAATTTTCATATAGTTCAAATTGTGTTCTGTCTATACCATTGTGGTGATAATTGTGAAAGCGCTGAGTCCCGTAATGTGGTAAAAATGCTATATCAAAAAACCCTTCATGATCTTGTTTGCCCTCTAGAAAATGTAAGTTATCAATTTCTTGGGAGTATGGCAGTATTTTATAAACCGCTGGATGGTCTTCTATATAATCAAAGAATTTAGACTTGGTAAAAACATAAATGTCATGGTGGGGGTAAAGTTTTTTAAGATTATCCATTAATGAATTAAGCCATAAAACATCTCCAGCGGATTCTGGCATAATAACAGCAATTCGACTTCCTTCATCCAGCACATCTTCAATATTTATTCCTTGTTTTTCTTTTTTCTGCCAATCAAAGTCATAATCAACATCTGGCATTGCATCTAGAATCTTTTCAAGTTTCTTGCCTACAGATTCTGTTGAATAGTTATCTATAGTCCATTGTCTGCCTTTCCTACCCATTTGAATGCGTTTGTTTTCATCCATTTGCCAGACTTTTTTAAGCTGTTTTGCTATGCTCGATGGATAAGTGGAGGCTTTAATGAACTGAGTTCCTGGTTCTCTATATTCCGACCAATCAAGGGGGAAGCTCCCAGATTCAGTTGTAGAAGAATCTTCGCCGCATGAGTAATTCGTTACAAGAGTGACGAGTTCAGTCATCTTCGCTTCGAAGATTGGAATTTCCATTCCGCCACTCGTGAAGGGGTGGCAATAAACATCCATGAGATTATAAACCTCATTGAGTTGCTGTTCACTAACTCCCGCTTTTGTATTTGTTGTATTGAGAGATTTTTCAGTCCCGCAAAAAGGACATTTTTGTTCCTGGCCTGTAAATGGCCGAACTTCATACTCTCCACAAGCCGAGCAATAATATGTAGTTAGAATATCGTCTTTATTGAGTTCTTTTTCTTTAATGAGTCTTGGAATGTCCCAGCCTTCTGACCAATGAGTATGCAAAAGCAATTTAGCTTGGGGGCAATCTTTTTTAAATATTTTAAAACCTTCTAATAAGTTTGGAACACTTTTTCTTAGTTGATTCCTAAATACAAAACCAACAATAAATTCATCAGAAAGTCCAAATTTTTGTCTTAAATCTTTTCTGCGAGTTTCTGGCTGTCTGTAAAAATCATTTGTATCAACCGATCCGTGAAGAGTGCCAACATGATCGTGGCCCATTTGTTTTAAATCTCTTTCTGCAAAAGACGACCAACTATAAAAATTTTTTGTTTTAGGCGCGGCCTCTACGGCTTGCGGCAAGATTGGTTGACTATCTAATGTGGTCCAAATCATATGATTAATTTTATCCCACCACGGCTTTTCCCAATAGCCGCCAAAGGCCCAAATATCTTCGCAACCTATATAGATATCTGGCTTGTATTCTTTAATTGCCAAATCAATAGTTTCACCACCATATCCAGCGGAACGACCTCTTTGTGGGTCTTGGTTCAATTGTCGAATAATTGCTGGATCATTTGGTAGGGAGCCTTGAGCTTTCCAGGGTCTTAACTTTAATGACGCATCATTCCATTGCAGCCCATTGGCGAATTCAATAATTTCATACTTACCCGTTTTATGAAGATGGCGAAGAATGTTTTTTGCATTTTTGCCAAACCCCGTAAAGGCTTTAGTGGAATTGGAATGAAAAAGAATCCGCTTCATTAGTAATTAAAATACTTAAATAGGAAAAGGTCAAACAACCCTTTGAGTGTTCTAGCTTCCGATAGCTCAATACCCATTCCAAATTTTAAAGTAGAATTTTTTACCACACTAAGAGAAAAAGCTTTTAGTCCGTTTTTCTTTGTGTATGGTTTAAAGGAAATTTGAGTTTTATCATCATTGTAAGTATGATAAGCAGAGAATTCAACGTACTTTTCGATTGCATGTAAAATTCCGCCAACCTCGTTTTCATTAAGTTTAAAATAAATATTTTTTTCTGGATCTTTAGCATTAGCACTGAAAGAGCCTGTTTTGCTTTTGCTATTCCAACTCGCTTGTTTGATTGATTGAACCAAGACGGAAGGTTTTACCTGATTACCTTCTTTATCTGTCTCTATGATTTTAAAAGAAAAAGCGCATCCAGCGTTTGATGAATTAGGTTTATAAATATCGTATTGTTTATGACTCATGCGAGATTATAAACCATCTAATACAATATTCTATGCATCTTCTCCCATTTCGGTAATAATTTTTAATTCTTCCATGTCGTACGTTTTAATTGATGGAACTGGCGTATAAAATAATTTATCGAAACTTTTGATATATTCTGGGAAATGCTTTTCAACCGTCGGCCTGAGATTGTTATAAAGATTTAAATAGCGAACTAAATTTTCACATCTATAAAAAGCTCCATACGCTTGAAAATGAAAAAGTATTTTATGCAAAAGATCTTGAAAAAGCAAAAGTCTGTTTGTTTCTTTTTTTTCTTCATATCTCGCTAAAAAATCAGCTAACGAAACTTCTTTAAGAAGATTTGAGTATTCGTGGTATTTTTTAAGAAAATTTTGTACATCTTTTTGCGAAAAATATAATCCTAAATTATTGACCACCTTTAATAGGCTATAATACAAGTCAGCTTGATGCGCATTTTCAAAATTGATAAATTTAATAAATTCTGACTGATACAAAATGTTGCTTTTTTTTAAATCAGAATGGCACAAGACGGGAATATCTTCAGAGTAATTTTGTTGGTAAATTTCTTTTAATTTTGAGAAAATATAAGAAAGTTTTTCAACGTTCAAATCGACAAGTTTTTCAAAAATAATAAGTTCTTGCGGTTCGCTTTCTTGAACTGCATCAAGGATTGATTCATTTTGTATAAATTTTTCTCTAAAGGAGGGTAATTTTGAATTATCAGACTCATGAACAAAATCCAGATTACAGGCAAACGTAACGATATTAAAAATAAGATCATTAATTCCATAATAATCGAAATTTTGTCCATTTTCCCATGTTGTTAGTAAAAACTCTAAACCGTGATCAACATTTTTTGTATAATTAATAATTTTTGGCGAAATCAAATCACTAACAGAAGTCAAGCAAAAATTTTCTGTTGTTAACTTTTTGTTTTCTGGGTCTAGGCTAATTTTTAATAAGTATTTTTTATCTTCAATTAAAAGTGAATAACTTTCATAAAAAAAGTTTGAACTTATTAGTGTTGCGTCCTCTTGTTCGATTTCAGAATTTGGGAAAAGATCCTTTAGATATTTTTTGATCAAACTTATTTCAAATTCAGATATTTCAGAATCCCTTTCTTGTGTTTTGTTATCTACAACAACGAAATTATTCATCCGAAACTCTTTTTCCTTTTTAACCATATATTATATTACACAAAAAAGGCGGTATTTCTACCGCCTTTGTATTTAGATCTGAGTGCTGCCCATTGACAGCTTTTGAAGGCTCGTCTTCGCAAATTTGCGAGTTACTTTCGCATTTCGATCTCGGACAATTACGTAGCTCGGAGTTTCCCGAACAAACTGCGCGTTAACAGTTTCTCCTTGCCGAGTAGTGAGGCCGAAAAATCGGCCGCGACTCGCACTAATCGCTTTTACGATGTTTTTTGTTTTTCTATTCATATTTTTATTATTTATGTTAAAATCCTATCTTGCCATAAGATGGCACGTTCCTGTTATTTTTGATATCTTCTTTAGGCGTTTTTAATTTAAATGCAAATATATCATAAATAATCTCCATGTCAACATCAAAAACTTTATTTTCTAAACTTTCTCCCCATTTTGCAAGAATTTTATTATATTTTTGTAAATATTTATTGTGCTCGGCTTTTGATTTGAAGTCTTCATCGATTAATTTGCTCTCCATATTTTTTGCTGTTTGTGGGCGAACAATATGCGCTTTTCTGGTTTTGGCGCCAGACTCATCTAGTATATCAAAAGCTTTGTCTGGAAATTTTTTATTTTTTAAATAAATATCGCAGAGTTCGATAATTTTTTCTAAAACTTCTTGGCTATACTCTACTTGATGATACTCTTCGTAAGGCCTTTTAGCCACCTTGATTAGTTCTAGAGTTTCTGCTTTTGTGGGTTCGGCAATCTCAATCTTTTCAAAACGGCGATCAAGGGCAGAATCTTTTTTGAAAAAACTATTATATTCCTGCATTGTTGTGGCTCCAACGCAAGATATATTACCTCTAGACAAAGCTGGCTTAAATATATTAGCGAAATCTAACCCTCCGTCCGTGCTGTTTCCTGCTCCAACGATTGTATGAATTTCGTCAATAAACAAAATGTATTTTTTGTTTGCAGAAAGGTGAGAAAGTATGTCTTTAAGCTTTTGCTCCATTTGTCCTCTGTAAATTGTGCCAGCTAATATCGACGTCAGATCTAGAGAAATAACCTCTTTATGTAGCAGTAAATCTGGGCACTCTCTTTTGACTATTTTTTCAGCCAAACCTTCAGCTATGGCTGTTTTACCAACACCAGCTTCTCCTACTAGGATAACATTACTTTTATTTCTTTTTAATAAAATTTCAAATACCCGTTCTATTTCTTTTTCTCTACCACATATTTCAAAACCACCCCTCTCTAGTATTTTTTCATTTAAATTTTCCGACCATTCTGAAATGTCTAATGAAGTTGATGGCTCTTGTTGAGGGGCGGCGCCAGAATGAATGAGTTCTTGGGGAGTCCCAGACTTTATGACTTCTTCGAAATTTTTGATAAGTTTACTTAAGTCTATATCCAAGGAAGTAAAAAAGTCGGCGATAGCTTCTCTGCTAGATAGTATAGAAAGAAGAATATGATCCGCACCTATGTAATTATCTTTAAATTTTTTAGCTTTTAAGAGGGCGTAATCTAAAATTTCTTTAATTTCAGGAGCAAATATTTCTTTTTTCCTTTTTCTCTCTTTGTAGTTCGATAAGACATGCTTGAGATTTTGATTAACTCCTTCTTTAATTAAACCATTAGAATTAAAAATAAAATCAATATTATTATGATCAAATTCAAGAAGCGCTACAATTAGGTGGAGATCTATTACTTTAAGATGTCCAAAATTTTGGGCGACTAATCTCGCATTGTCTATCGCTTTTTTTGCGGTGGGAGTTAGGTTATAATTAGATAGATCCATTATTTTATTTCTGATAATTTTGTGTAGATTTTTTCGTCTAGAATAGTAATTTTCTCTCCGAAAATAACGTCATCGCCTTTGCTGCCGTAAATAAAAACGATTTGCTCTTCTTTGGGTTTTTTACCACCGCTGTTTAAATAATTGTCTAAAGTAGCAGCACGTCTATTATTCATAAGCATAAAATTTATTTTACCAAAATCATCTTGGATTTCAACCCTCATGTATTTATTTCCAGCTGCACTTGTGCGAGATATACAATCTGTAACAACGCCCACGAATTTGACTCGATCATTGTTTGGAACTGATTTCAGTGTTAAGCTGTTATACATATCTCCGCAGTTTTCAAATACGTCTTTAATTTCAGTTGAATGACTGTAACCCAAGTATTTGCGCTCAAAGAACCAATTTGCAAACTTTAGATGATCTTTGTTTTTGTCGTAGATTGTTTTGTAAGAAGCGTACTTCTTTTTAAATGTTTCAAAACGAGATGGTTTCATAATAGGTTTACCATCATCTGCCACTAGGGAGTCTTTAACTATTGAGTGTATAGTTTCCAAAACATCATAATTAAATTTATCGCCTAGCTGTATTACATTTCGCTTTTCTCTATCGGTTAAAATATTGAAGGCTTGAGCCTCTAAAACTAATCGACAGCGATTTGGTATTTTTTTCTGAGATGAACAAAAAGAATCCATCATACCTCCTTGTACTAGTCCAGACAGAACGCCAATGTTGAGGCTACACTGCTTTGCGGTAGTAAATATATCGTATTTATTCTGATTACCTTCTTGGGCTTTTCTAAAATCTACCAAGCTTTCTAAGGTTTTTTCCGATACGCCCTTAATGCTATTCACTCCAAAACGAATGTTGCGACCTTCAATATCAAAGTTAATATCAGACTTTGATAAATCTGGCGGAAGAAGCTTCATGTTAAATAAGCAAAGTTCCTGGTTGATTAATGCTATTTCCGCATGAGAATCTGGCTCATGTTTAGTCATTTTAAGCAATGAAAGAAAAAACTCTTTTGGGTGCTTAAATTTTAAGTAAGTCGTGATAGCGGCAAGAATCGCATAACTAATTGAGTGAGACTTATTAAAAGAGTAATTTGCCGAGTCTTCTGCAACTTTCCAAAGAACCTCTCCGACTTCTTTGTCTAAATTATTTTGAGCAATTTTTTGCTCAATCTTAGCTTTCCAAGCTGGCATTTGATCTACTTTTTTCTTACCCACGATTCTACGAAGCTGTTCCGACTCATCAAGAGTAAAACCAACCTTAACGGCCATCTTCATCAATTGCTCTTGGTATAAAGGAATACCGCCAGTATAAGACAGGACATCATCAAAGAATTCATTGACTGATTGGAATCTAGAAGTCCTTGCATATTCGGAGTAAACATCCAGATAATCAAGTGCGCCAGGACGAGCAATAGCAACAACGGCAGATAGCTCTTCAAGATTTTTAGGAGCGATTTTTTTACAGACTTTAAAGTTTGTATCCGCCTCAATCTGGAACAAGCCTTTGGGCGCCTCAATAGATTTGAAGTTTTCGTATATTTCTTCGAGTCCAACATCTATGTCTTCAATATTTATGCCCAATTGTTTACAGGTGTCATTTACTACGGAAAGGGTTCTAAGACCAAGAATATCAAACTTGACCGTCAAAGATGCGACGTCATTCATGTCGTAGGTAGATATTAAATCCCCGTCATTTGTTTTTTGCATCGGCATAATTTCTGCAATATCGTAGAAACTAATAGCAATACCAGATGGGTGAACTCCTGTATTTTTGTTTAACCCTTCTAATTTTTTTGCAATTTTGAATATTTTTGCGTTTTTGTCAGCAAACTCTTTGAACTTGTCACTCTCTGCAACGGCTTGATCTAATTTAGCTACCTTGCCAAACTGTTTAGGGATAAGTGAGCTAATCTGATTTACTTCATCTTCAGACATCTCTCCGACTATTTTACCACATTCCTTTACGCATAATTTACTACTTAAAGTATTGAGTGTAAGAATCTTACAGGTTCTGCCCTTGTGTTTTTTCTCAATATATTGAATAACCTCTTGGCGGCGATCATAAGAAATATCGTTGTCAACGTCAGCAAGAAGCGAACCGTCAAGATATGTGATACCATCAACAACTGTTTTCTTCGCACGGCTCTTTGATACAAATCGCTCAAAGAAAAGATCATATTTAATTGGATCGACATTTGTCACTTTTAACAAATACAATACCAATGAACCAGCGGCAGATCCTCGACCTGGGCCAGTTGGTATCAAATTTTGGTGACAAAAATTTAAAACATCCCAATTGAGTAGAATATAATCGACAAAGCCAAGCTCTTGTAGGACAGAAAGCTCCATCTTTACTCGATCGTAATATTCTTGTTTATTGTCGAGTTTATCAATGCCTCTCTGTTCTACCCCACGAAGACACAATGCCCTCAGAAGGTCATAATTAGAAGATTGAGGGTCTAGGTCAAGTTGATGGTATACTCGCAGTTCTACATCAATTTCTGGTAAACGAACGCCTGGCGGCATTGGCCTCTCTAGTGGTTTTAAATTTCTAATTGCCATAATTGTTTTTGGAATATTTCAAAGTTCTTCTCAATATCGTATAAAGCATCATGCAACTTTTTTTCATCAAAGTCAATCTCATAATGTTGTAATAAAAACTTTTGAGAAGTTTTGAGTCCTCTTTCTCTGTAATTTAGGTATCTTAACTGCCAAGATAGAAAATCTTGTTTGCTTGGGTTTTTATTATCTTTGGCAATGGCTGTTGCGATTGCTTTAGTATCGAAGCATCTTTTGGCAAAAGAATAATCTATTTTGATATTCAAGTTTCTTGCTATGACGCCAAGCATATAAAGATCATAACCAAGAATATTCTGTCCAACAACAATGACGTCGTTTTGGCTTATCAAGTCCATAAACTCTTTAAGCACTACGGCAGGGTCTTCAGCTTTAGATAAGTAGTCTTTTTTATTGAATCCAGTGATCTTAGCCGCTCCTTCCGAAACATTCAAATCATCCCACATAAGAAAACGATTTTGTTTTTTTGTTATCTTTTTGCCAGTGGCTTCGATCCAAGCTAGCTGCCAAGGTTTAGAAGAAACGAGATTTAAGCCCTCTGTTTCTGTATCAAAGATAATGTATTTTTGATCAAATTTAAATCTTAGTAAGTCTTCCATTATTTGTCCTCCTTCCAAGCTTCTACGCAAAAACGATCACTACCAAAATGGTCAAGTCGTGGATTAGATAGGCTGGCTTGTCGGCCAGGCTTACGATTGCAGATGCATTTGTATGTTTGAAATGCTTCGACATCTTCTTTATTTTCATAATAAATAGATTTGGCTTTGGTTATTGTTTTTTTAGGACTAGTATCGGTATACGCCTTAACTTTTTCTTTAAGTAAAAAGTCGAAGGGTAGATTATTGTCTTCCATAATAAAATCCATTTCATCTGGCAGGTGCGGCATACAGTTAGTAAAACTAGTAAGGTTTTTATGCAGGAATGAATCATAAAACGGAATGGCAAATTTTATGTTTTTATAGTCAAACCAAGGAGTCTTGATTTTTTTATCAAAACTTTCTGTATGGAGTTTATAAAGCTCTTTGCATCCCTCATCTCCATCTGCCAAGGCTATAATCTTGCTTTCTGATTCTGGACTTTCGTCATCATTAAATATGGACAACCTAAGACCAAAACGAAGCCTATCACCAAACAAACGGAAGGCTTCTGGGAAGCCCGTCATGCTGTCCTCAACAAGATATATTTCATCAATATTATTATCGGTAGCAATTCGATCGACATCATCGAGACGAAGTATGCTTTTACCAATAGAAAAGTGAGTTTTAAATAATGGTATCATATACGGTAGTATACGATAATATTATCTATTTGTCAAGTGTTTTGGGCAACCTTCGTAATATTTTAATTCGTGACTACCGCCTTCTGGAACCATATCTTTTTTAAAATCATCTTGAAAGCAGGAAGAGTGAAAATTTCCGTCTTTATCATGAATAGTCACATGCCAAAAATCAAACTTATAGGGACAGTGCCACATTACAGAGCCATCCTTCTTGAGTTGGCCTTTTTCTTTGGCAAACCCACATTGAAGCCTGCCACCAAAAGAACCATCTTCTGGAAACCCCTTATCTATAGCGAAGTTGGATACAGCGTCTTTTTCGTCAAAGTTTTCTAAATAGTCTTGAATGGACGCAAGCTGTAACTCGAAGCCTTCTAGGTCATCTTCGTCAATGGGCTTCATTTTCATTAAGCCGTCCTTTTTTAAATTAAATTTTAAAAATAAAAATTCCGATGTTCTATTTACATATTCTGGAAAAAGAGTTTTGACTGCAAGAGAATACATATAGTCTTGAAGATTGTCTTCCTTTTCTTTCCCCTCAAACTTTTTCTTGCTGGTCTTATAGTCACGAATGATTGCAATCTTTTTATCTTTATATAAAAACAACTGGTCAATAAAGCCGCGAATGTGGTAGCCATTTTGTTCGATGTCGAAGTCTAGTTCCGCATGCGCTTCATCTGGTATGCCTAACTCTTCTCCATGGAAGTTACAATCTAAGCCATTGAGTATCATCTCTTTGATCAGATTCATATTGTCGTCATCAGTGACTCCAAGCTCAGAAGCGTCGGACATGATTAAATCCTTTACTGCTTTAGATGCAAACGGGTCTTTAGCCTTGACAACTTTATTAAAGTGAGTCTTTGTTTTTTGCTTCGATAAAAACTCAAAAACATTATGGCACACTGTCCCCCGACGAGCCCCATCGTTGTTAGTGTCTGGAAGTTTTTGTTTGTACTTACTCCAGTATATCCAACTGCATGATTGCGCCGTTTTAATACGGCTTGCTGATAGTTTAACTTCCATTTAAAATTTTAATTAATTTTTTGCAATGCGTATTTTTTGTGAGTTTTTCATTTTTGTTTATTTGCTTAAGTATATAGTCTTGAAATTTTGAGTCACCCAAGCTCCACTTATCTTTTCGTTCGTGCCATTGTCGAAAATTATCTAGTGTTGCCGTATCGCACTCTAGCATTTCGCCGAAATCATTACATAGAGGAGGGTTAATTTTAATCAAAGATAAATCAAAAACGGTTGATAGTTTTGATGCAACCTTAATAGAAGCTAAAGCTCCAGTATTTACATCTTTGTTATTGTCGTTGTTTGTGGCGATGATGATTCTTTTTAAGCTGAATGTATTAAGATAGGAAATCATCTTGGCAGAAATATCTAATCCAGCGAGCATTAGCACGTTACTGTAACCAGCTTCATAAAGAGCCATACAGTCGCCGATACTTTCTACGAGTATGACTTCTTCTTTTTCTTCTATGTCTTTGTGAGAAAGATGGTGCGGATAAATCCAGTTTGTTTTGCGGCCCATGTGTTTCCACTTGGGTGTATTTTCGCCATCAGTAACACTGCGACCAGAAAAACCATGAATTTGATTATCTAAATTATAAATAGGGAAAACAATCCTACGATACATTTTGCCACCGCCAGCATAACCGCATTTAAACTTGTCTTGTGTCCCTGCTGAGATCCCTCTTTTTTCATAAAAGGTTTTCATCGGCAGTAGTTTGTCTAAGTATGAATCTGGATATACTTTTTCCATTTCTATTTTTTCTTCTTTGGGTTTGGGTTTCTGATAAGAATCTGGATTGTTAATTAAATACTCTTTTAGAGCTTTAGGGTCTTCTGTTCTCAGCGTCTCTTTAACCAAGGCTGTAAATGGCTTTGCTTGATTATCGCCGCCGAAGTCTTTCCATACGCCAGTATCTTTATATATAATAAGAGAAGTATTCGTTTTTCCATTACGGTAAATTGCTCTGCTTCGCCAGTGGTTACCACAATCTTGCAGTGGGTAGCCTAATTTTTCTAATGAATGTCTGTATTCGTTCATAGGTCGTCAAAAGATGGGATTGATGCAGAATTGCTTTGAACTAAATCTCCTCCAGTATTCCTGAAGGCAACAATGTCTCGTAAGTCGCCATACTCGGTGATATTGAAATTTTTAAATGCAAGGTTAATAAAATTCTTGCGCAGATTGTCGTCAACTTGAACTGGCTCAACAGCGCCAGCTATATCTTTACCCAAGTGGCGAGATTTAACATTAACAAGTTTATGTGTTCCGAATTGGCTTCCCTCTTCTGCAATCTCATCGTGAGTTTTTTGTCTAAGAATAAACATGTGAGAACAAAACTGAGTAATGCGGTCAGAGAGAGATACAATAGATTCGTCATCAATAATATTTGCACTTTGACGATTGGTGGTAATGCCGCTACGATTTGACTGCACGGATGTGATCATTGGTATAACTGGACCACCATCTTCCAGTATTTCTTTTTGGATGCATTTTTTAAACTTGTCAACCATTTCGCCGACAAGTTGCCACTCGTTTTTGTTCCCACTCATGCCGTCTGACGATGTCTTAATATAATCAAAAGAAAATACCATGGCGTTCCCGCGCCCAACCTTAGAGTAGTAAAACCTTTTTAAAGTATTTATCATAGAGTCGACATCCATGCCACCAACATTGTAATAATAGAATTTTAGTTTTTTGACTTTGCTCCAAACAGAACGAACTTTAGCAACCGTATCCTCACCAGCTTGCCTCCACTTTCCGCTTTCTAACAAATAAGCAGGAACGCCAGATAAAGCTGCGCACTGACGAACAATAAGCTCTTCTTTGCTCATCTCACCATTGTCGAAGTGTAGGACTGGCACATCATATTGTGCAGAAACCTTGGTGGCGTAGTCCATGCAAAACTGAGTTTTACCTACGCCAGAGCGAGCAACAATAACAGTAATATTGCCTGGTCGCAAGAGTGAACCATAAATGTCGTTGATTTTTTCGTGAGGCCCCATCATGCCAAATTCATCTACTGGATTATTTCCTCGATCTTCGATGAAGTCTTCCATTTGTTCGTAGATATTTTCTGGAACATCCGATCCAACTTCAAACATGTTGATCTTTTCGTTGTAGATTTGATCAGCAGATTCTATGATTTTGAGGTAAGATGTTTCTGGAGAGATGCTTTTCATTGAGTCTGCAATTTTTTTTGCAGTCTTGTTTATTTCTCTGCGTACGCTATATTTCTTCAATTCTTTAATTGAAGATTCAATCTTTTCTTCTGAGTTGACCTTTCTCATTGAAAGAGAGCGAACATAGTCTATCAACGTAATATCTTCTTCAAATTTGATGCCTAGATCTAAAATTCTTTGAACTAGCACGATTTCGTCTATAGACTCGTCTTGCTGGCAAGCTTTTTTAAGAACGGCGAAAAGAGTTCTGTGTAAAAGAGATCCGTCGTAAAAATCCGACTCCCCGATCAAGTGCATAAAGTTAACTAAAACTTTCGGCTTTTGGATGAATGCCGCTAGGACCTGCTTCTCAACTTCTAAACTATATATCATATGTATCAAAATAATACATATGATTTGTACATTGTCAAGGCTTATTCAAGCTTCTTCGTCAATTTCTAGTCCGTTTTCGGAATAATCGTTAATATAGTCTTCTATTGATTTGATTAATCCAGACTCTGTAATTTGAGAATCGCAGCTTGTATAAATTATTGGAGTACCGTTTTCGTCACAATAAGCAATGATAAAGCCTTTGTAGGCTTCGGCTCCGCCAGTCAACTCATAGAGTTGGCTAAGTATCTTTTGGGGCAATTTGAATTCGTTAAATTTTGGTGTCTCCATTTAAATTCTTTTACACTACCCCAAAAGTTTTGCGAAAAATTCTTCAGACAATTTGTCATCTGGATATATTTCTATCAGTTTTATTTGATTCAATTCACAGAACTCTATTTTTTTGTCATCTCTACGTATTTGACGCAAAAAATTAGCACGGGTTTTATGAAAATGCTTAACAAACTGTAAGTGTTGCGCTCCTTGAACTTCGATTGCTATTTTTTCTGTGTGATTGTAAAAATCTAATGAAAGTTGAGTCCCAACTACTCTAAATTCCTCATAAACAGAGTCATATTTCCAGTATTTATATAGGTATTTTCTGACTTCTGCTTGAAATTTGCTACGACATTTACCGTTCCACTTGATTTTGTACTTGTGTGGGTTTCTTAGTGGCTTCTCTTTGCCGTATAGAGTTGTGAATTTCAAAATTTAATCGCCTTTATTTTTTCTTTTATTATGAAAATCAAATAAAACTTTCACTTTTTCGTTAATGCTTTCGATATTGTAGTGCATTCTAGCGAGAACTACGACAAGAGTGATAAAGCCAATAAACACTGGCCACAAGGAGGATAAAACGGTATATATGTCAGGCATGGATGTATTTATTTACACTCGCATGCCCGACTTTTTTACAAACTTAAGATAATTCCCCAATATTAGATTTAAAATAATTAATTAAAAATTTACAAAGCTCCTCGTTTTCCTCTATCATTTTAAATAAATTGGCTTCTCCTTGAATTTTTTCAGGCAAGTCTGCCACAATATCAGACACAAGCTCTTTGAACTCCTCTCCGATAGTAATCCATGCTCCCTTTTTAGTGACGAACTCCCACATATACAATAAGTCGACGAGCTCCTTCTCTACCCAAACAGACTTGCCTCCAGTTCTGCCATATCTGATAGGATACATAATGGTATTATTGGTTTTCTCGTTTGGAGATTTTTTGATTGTAGCTTTAGCCCAATGACCAATAATTGGATTGGTTTTGGGGTCTGGTTGCTTTTTCGATGGGTCTTGTAAAATCATATCAGACTTAAATCGAGGTTCAAATTCGATAATATAGTTGGCAAAGTGGAGCAATGCGTTGCCCCCCGTTGCTGACGTCTGACGTATGGGAGCCTTCGTGTATGGGTCTAGCTTGATGTCTGCCCTTACTTGGCTAATGAAAATAGCCATATGGCCCCTTTTTGCGAGAGAGATAGACATTCTTTTCATGAAGTTCGCTGCGATAACTGCGCCTCCAGCGACTTTATTAGAATCGTAAAAGCTTTTACTGATATCCTGTTGAGAAATTAACCCATCTACAGAATCCAAAAGGAAACAGTATTTGTGCTTGTCTTCATTCTGGTCTACTAGGGTTTTGATGGAGTCTACGACCACCTCATAAATATTACTCTCGAAAACAAAACAAGTTCCAGCTACCCACTCCTTAGCACTAAAGACGAAGTTGATGCCAGATCGCAGCATCATCTCCCTTGAGAGTCGGCCTTCTGCTTTGATGTAGAATCCTTTAGCATCGTCTTGGGTATTGAGCATATTTTTCATAACTTCCAGCGCGGCGGAAGTTTTGCCCCCCTCGTTCATTCCGACAAACCTGTGTAGTCCAGGCCCAAAGCCCCCACCTAAGTTTAAATCCAATTGAAGGGACCCGCTTGAAGCTTTGTAGTCAATAGCATCTTCGAAGTTGTAGTGATGATCTTTCTTATCCTTAAGAAACTTTTCTAATAGTTCTGAATCTTTGTCGCTCATTTTAATAAATCTTTCGTATTTTTTGGTTTATGATCTGCTGGAATATAATCTTTTCCACATTTTTCTCCAATAGTATGGGTTTCATATTTAGAAAAGTCAACTTTAAAGTTAAAGTTTCTCCATTTTCTATTCATAGTGTCTTGAAGCTCTTTAGACACTAGGTATGCAAGACTGTCATATTTCTTTGGAAAAGTAACAATTTCCAAGAAATCAAGAGAATATCGGCCCTCAAGATCCTTAAAAAGCTTCATTTCTTTAGCCCAAAAGAATCGTCTTTGGGTTTTGGGTATATCAATCAGCCTGCCAATTGCTAGTTGGCGCCTTTTATGTGGCGTTAATTTCTTTGAGGTCATTGAGTGTCATCCTACGGACTAGAGATGGGAAGTCAACACTTTTTTCCCAGTTTAAGTCTTTTTGCGCTTCAGATGGGTCGCCCAACAGCAAATCAACCTCTGCTGGCCTATAAAAATCTGGATTCACTTTAACTAGGGTCATATCTACTGGCACTTCTCCAAGAAATTTAAATTTTTCATTCTCCCCTTCGCCAGACCAAAATCCCTTAATACCTGCATTTTCAAAAGCCATTTCTACAAACTCTTTAACTGTATGTGTTTCGCCAGAAGCCAAGAGGTAATCTTTGGGCGTTTCTTCGTTTAGCATTAACCAAACGGCTCGCACAAAGTCTTCTGCATGGCTCCAATCTCTTTTAGCGTTCATGTTCCCCAGTTCGAGTGGTTCAAAATCGGTATTTCCTTCGCTAATGGATGTTGCAATTCGTGCAACAGATTTAGTGATTTTTCTAGTTACGAACTCCTCACCTCTACGTTCGGATTCGTGGTTAAATAAATACCCCTGAACGGCAAAAATATTATAAGATTCTCTCCAAACCTTTACAATTTGTCTAGCGGCCACCTTGGAGGCGCCATATGGGCTTCTGGGTCTAGATGGGTGATCAAGGTCTTGTGGGCTGTACTGTACATCACCGAACTCCTCTGATGATCCAGCATTGTAGTATTTGCAGTGGGGACAATACTTGCGTATCGCTTCAAGCTGATGTAGCACTCCCATCGTGTTATTTTGAAAATGGTTTACTGGCATTCTCCAGCTACTACCAACAAAAGAATTAGCAGCAAAATTGATAAAATAGTCTGGTTTGATTTCTTCGACGCAGGAACTAATACTGTGCTCGTCACCCAAATCCATTTCAATTAATTCAAAGTTCGGGTCTTTAATATGGGCAATGTTTTGATGGTTTGGCACACTAAGCCTACGGATAGTTCCGTATACCTTTACGTTAGTGAATTTAAGTAGGAAGTCTACCATGTATGATCCAACTTGCCCCGTTACTCCTGTTACTATTGCTTTTTTAATCATTGTTTTCATTTTAAATCTTTCTGCCAGTCTATATCGACGCATTCTTCACCAGTAAGTTCATAAAAAAATGGATTATTTCCAATTCTACACCTGCACTTTATTAGAGCTTCTTTGGTTATTCCGTATAGACCCGTTGTCTCTTCGAGTATTGGTTTAGAGTCTTGACTTCTAGGCAAAACGGATGGTCTATAAGTTACGGGAATATTGTTGTACCAAAACCATCCAAAATGTTTTTTAACTGTTAGGATGGAATCATATTTTTTTTGATTTTTAACCAAAGACTCTACACAATTTTTTATTGAATCTGGTTTTAAATTTGGAGCAGTGGCGAATAACTGAAAGTAATAGTCACAGTCTACTAGGGATTGGTGATGATTTAGTAAATCATTTCCGTTTGCAGTATCCAAAGATAATTCTGGTTTTCTTGTTATTAATTTACAATTTTTAGAAAGAGCAAATTCTTCTATTTCCTTTGAATCTGTATCTATGTAAATATGATCGAATGAATTTGATTCAATGCTGGCGTTAATTATATGAGTATATAGCTTCTTTCCGTTAAAAATTAAAAAATTTTTATCTTTAATTCTTTCGCTGTAAGATTTTATTGGTATAAAGCAATTTATCATATTTCGTCAATAGAGTTAGGGTGCATTGGGTTTTTTGTAAACCAATCTTGGTCAACTCCTCTATAATAAGGTTGGTCTTTGTTGTGTCTAGAGGAATTCGCGCTAAATTTAAAATCGCCAAGCTTGGAAATAGGCACAATGTCGAAGCATTTTTTCATATTTTCTTTGGATTCTTGTAGGGTCGCTTCTTTTTTTAGAATAATTTCACAAGAAGTTTTACCAAATATTGATTCGGGGCGAGGCTTAAAAAAATCTTTATTCGAATCAAAATAAACCAATTCGGCATTTTCTTTTTTAAAGCCAAGGTTGTGATAACTTTCGCATATACATGCACATTTTTTATAAATATCTATGAGCGTTTTTGTTTTTGAAAGAATTAAATGGTCTGACGGGTGGTACTTATTATCAATATCTCTTTGTGACATTATATTGGTTGTCACTATTTTATCATCTTGTAATTTGTTTATGAGTGAATCTAGGTTTGAAAAGCTTTCATCTGATCTTGTTTTGATAGAATATTTTTTATTAGACAGGCTTAAACCGTTTAAAGTAGATAAGCATTGAAAATAAAAATTACCATAATTATACTCTTCTTTTATTGATGGAAGTGGAAAAACTAAAGTTTTAATATTCTTGTATTTAGAAAGGTCACAGCTAAAGGGCTTGTCGCCCCATGTTGAAACAATTACCTCTGAAAATTGACAATAATAATCAAGATTATTTAAAGAAATTTCACTTATAGGGCCTTGAATTATTATCGAAATATCTTTTTTACTTATCATTTTTTGTACTTAAGCCACACGACTAGCATGATTATGGCAGATAATAAACTCAAACCATAATTAATCAACCACCAAAAATCAAAGCCAACTCTTAAGATAGTATAAGATATAGCTGATACATATCCGACAATAGAAAGTACAAACAAAGATATGCTAACGTCTTCTACCTTTTTTGTTTTTATGCTTTTGATTATCTGCGGCCAAATGCAGGTACTAAAGCACACCGTGTATACTAAACCTAAGAATTGTTCCATTTAAGAGCCTCTGATAGGGTTGGAAATTGATCTAGGAAAATGTTCTTGCAATCGTCCGCAACTTGTCGATGTTCTTTTTGCGTTTCTTCTTGTGACCTAAGATCTATGTAATGTATCCAACTGCGGAGAGATCCAGACATGTACATAGTAGTTTCTGTTGATAATGGCAAAATCATTCGAGCGCTTTCCCTCGCTACTCCACTCTTGATTAAATCTTCATAGATTTTAAAAGCAAAGTCTGTGTGGCTTTTTAAAACTTCAGAAGCCGAACGAGTTGTTTTTGAATAATATTCATCCATAATTACAGGATCGATTACTTCATCTCCAACCTGTCTGTTGGTTTTCCCTTGTTCTCTTAATTCAATCGGACACGAAGATAGCGCTTCTGAGTATCTTTGGCTGAACTCTTGAAAAGAAAAAGATCGATGCCTAAGAATTTGTGCGGCAATAGCTCTACTGGTTTTAATCTCAAGAGTCATTGAAACCATTTCAAATGGCGACCAGTGTTTATGTTTAATTAAATATTTTAAAAGTTTCTGAGAAGTTTTCTTATTTAACTGATTATTTGGATTGCTAACGCGGGCGCAATAAGCCACAAGATCTTCTGCGTTTTTAACCCCTTCGATTGCGGGCTTCGAAATAGATACTAGTTTAACTGACATAGCGCTATCCTATAATTTAGGAAGCGTTTTTCAATTTTTATCTCTACTTTTTTTCCAATTTGATCGATGGTGTCTAACCCACGTCAAAAGGGCTCTTTCAAAACCAATATCTTGATCAGCCTTTTCAGACTCTATCCATTTGAGTTTGAGTATTTCTTCTCTTTCTGCCAAGAATTCTTTATATAAACTAGAACCTGTGGCGAAATGACCAGTCATCAATCTTCATCTTGGATGATTTGAGCTTCTGCTAAAGTTGGGTCGAGCAAAAGTAGGGATGCATCAGATTCAAGCTCTGCTTCTACTTTTTTGCCTGATTCCCATTGTCTGCAAGACCAATACCTTGCTTTATATTTGGGGCCAGGATTTGTGTCGCATTGATGCCTAGCTCTAAATGATTTTCTGCGAGCTGGGTCGTCTCTTTTGATTTCCATATTTGGGTCACCAAAAGTTACTTTGACTACATTGCCTTTATCATTTTTGACGTAAACCCCAAATTTCTTTTTGGATCCGCTCGGTAGTCTAAATGGTTTATTTAAAGTTTTCTTTTCTGCTTCTGATTCGCAATCCCAATCTTCAGCTTTGGAATTTTCTAAAATCTCGACATCAGAAATTTGAGAAGCTAAAAGATCGATCTTAGCGAGAGCTAATTCTATTTTTGAATAATCGTCATAAAGCGATTCTACAGTGATATTAAGCAGTTCTTCTTCTGACGCTTTCGCTACATCTTGGTCTGCCTTGCGATAAGAATCTTTCACTTTCCCGCCTCGCATCATTTTTAGGAACATGTTTACACGAGCCATGGCCCAACTACCTCTAGTCTGACCAGGTCTGTGAGAAGTAGAAAATGCTCCAGCGCCCCTGCGATAAACCTTCTTAAGCATTCCCAGTGTGACTTTTTTGCCAGACTTTTCGTTGTGTTTTTTAACCTTGTTCTTCAGGGCTGTTGTGACCTTTTCGCTAAAGGTTATCGCTCCAGCGGCTGATCCTGGCTCGTTAACTGAAGAACCTTTCTTTCTTTCTTCTGGTTTGGCTGGGGTTTGAGCGCCACTTTTAGGGCCTGGCCTAGAAGATTTAAGTTCATCTGAGAAGTCTAATTCCATAATATATGTTACACTTTTTTTAAAAAAAATCTACCCCCATATTTTGTAAGCTATAATTGCGGCGACAGCTGTCAGTAATCCGCTTATAAATACCCAAGTTATTTTACTAAACCCATTCATAAATGCCCTGGTCTCAGCGGTTGATCTTTCCATTTCCATCATCCTTGAGTTCATATCTTCGATTTTTTTAAAAAGGACATCGGTTAGGGTACCTAGTTGAATCAGCTTCTCTTCGGCTCTAGCTATAGAGATGATGGCGTCTGATAATTTATCAACCTTTTCCTCTATTCGGGTTAGTCTATCTGATTGTTCTGACATTAACATTATTTACACTAAATTATTAAAATTTTCTTCAGGAAATAAGTGTTCCTTATATTCTTCTTCATCAATGTTAAAGAAATCGCAAGCTTCTGAAAGGCTATCGAAATATCTCCAATCATCTATAGGATAAGTATATGTATCCTTTAGGCTAATATCTAAAACATAATCTTTATTTTCTAAGTGAGTGGCAAAGAGCATGACTGATCTTTTCGCTCCTATTTCCAATTTATAAAATCCGTTTTCTTCTTCCATATTATAAGTTTAGTGACCACCCTTTATTGGTTGCGATGAGTTTATCAGCGGCCGTTAAATCGGCTGTAAAAGAGTTATCTCTCAAATCTAGTGTTGCTGAATGAGTAATTGTAACTAAGTGATTAAAAATTTCAAGTATAGCATCTCTGTTTAAAGGGCAATAACGTAATGCCACACTATACTTGAAACCAGTTTCATCTGTTGCTCCGCCAGGAAATTTAATATAATTTATATTTCTAGCAACGCCGAATGTATTACTGTAATCTCCAGAATCATTAGCATAAGAGAAATCTATACCTTCGATGTATTGCAAAGAAGTGGCATTATAAAAGCATTGATAATATTCTCCATCACTTGGTCCAGCATTCATACCCACGAATTTTACTGATATTAAAGATTCACAGTTATAAAATGTTCTATATAGTGAACTGCTATATGTTAAATTGTTCACATGAATTGGAGGAAGTTCTTTTAAACTGGACATCCCGTTAAAAGAGTCTCGTAGGTCTCCACAATTCGTAAAATCTAAATGCGTATATTGGGAATCAAATCTTTCAATCTGTGTTGAACCTTGAAATATAGCTGTCGCATTATTGGCCCTTGTAAATTGACCCAAATAAGGAAATACTTTCAATGAATCGAAATTATAAAACGCATAAGTCATATCAAAATTAGATGTTCGTGCGATAGCGTTAAAACCTCCTTGTTCTGTTAAAACTGAAAAATCATAACATTCTCTTAAATTAGCAAACGTTCTATCAATGCCTGCGCTACTCATTCTGCTAATATCTACACCTTGTGGTATTGCTCTTAAATCTAAGCAATTAAAAAACATATAATCTATGCGTGTATCGGCAGTATTTCGTATTCCAATGTATGGTATGTGTCTTAAATTTCTACAATCACCAAATGCGATATAAAAGCTACTACAAGATGTAAGCATTCCACTTCCAAACAAACCTTCTGGCATATACCTAAGTGCATAGCAATAACGAAAAGTCTCTTGCATTATACTTGGATTTTTAAACCAATATCTATCAGTGCTAGCAAAATCATCTGGTAAAAAGGTTAAGGCGTGGCAATCATAAAACGCCCTTGTGTATGATTCAGACCCACCATTTCGAATATAAGGTACAAAGGGTATTGATCTTAAAGAGCGACAGCCAGAGTAAAGCCTTTCTGGGTTTATCAATCTATTGCTTGAAGTATTTCTAATTTCAATTTGCTCGACCATTCTCATTGGTCGATTATAATTTATTTGATGAGTCGTAGCGTTTGAACTACTCACAAACAAATCTAAAATATTTGGACCAGTTCTATACACATAAGAAGCATTGGTAACATATGGACCTTCGACATCAAAATTAATTTGACCACTAGAAGTACCAAAAACTACCCCATCGCCTAAAGTAACTTCGAATACGGCTTGCCTATATCCTCTAAATTCAGTACTAACTGGCAAATCATCATAATCATATACGTGATAATGGGTAACATTAGAGGCAAGAGTTTCAACATTGCCATCACCCCAATCTACCGTATAAGAAGAACTGTCATCGGTATCTAAATTAAAAACTACATAATTTTGTGCAGCTCTTTCATTAGGGAATACCGCGACCAAACCAATAATCTTTTCTGGCACACCATCTGGCACATTTAAATCAAGCCATTCGGTTGGTCGAACCCACTGATCATTTATATCAAATACTGCATCAGTAGGTAAAATATTCGGAACATTGCCTGGAGATAAACTAGGTAAAAAACTCATACTACGTTACCTCCTAAGAATGCGTATTCTGGTGATTTGAAAATGATTTGGGCCTGACCATAAATGCCAGCTATTTGATTTGCGGAATTGAAAGAATTGAAGCCAGAAATTCCAGCGCCAGTTGCAAAAACAACACTGTTGGATGTTTCAGCAATAAAAGTCGTTGTATGTCCAGAAACTTGAGCTGGTATAGTTACTGTCATTGGGGCTGAATTTTGGAGAAGTACTGTAGCTCCTCTGTGTGTAGACCCCATGGTAAAACTACCAGTCTCTGTAACAAATGAATTTTCTGATAGAGATATTTTACCAAAGGATTTAGTGCCACTTATTGTTTGATCTCCAGTTGTGTGAACAACATTTTCAACTGTTCCGCCGCCACCCTCGCCGCTCAAAAGAACGCCAGTTCCATTCACTGTTGGGCGGTTGCTGAATGATGAATCACCAGATACTGAAAGATCTTGATTTATTGTAAAGTTGTAATTAGCATCAACGTTTCCATCGTTTCTAATACTGATTGCTTCTATTGACGCGCAATACAGTCCAAGGTCAGAGTTTCGTGTTGAACCTTGTTCCATTCCCTTTGTACTGCCTCTATTTCCTCTGATACCAACGCTATAGTCAGCTCTTAAGTGACCAGCATCTAAAAATAAGTCATTTACTCCAAATCTAAATTGTGTGTTATTGTTATTGTTTTTAATAACTCCATTTTGTTGGAGCATTAAGTTGCCACTAACTTCTAACTTTTCGCTTGGTGTTGTAGTGCCTATACCAACATTACCATTTGCCTCGATGTTAACAAGTGTATCACCACCATTAGCAACAGTAAGCACTTTTCTATTGGAGACGCCACCATCTAAACTATTATTAGGGTCAGTAGCACTACTTGACTTAAATGTTTCAAAGTGAATAATGCCAAATCTATTGGTCTGTGTGGTGTCTTGGCTCGATGGCACGAGTCCTCTAAAGTTCATTGAGTAGATGTAACCATTACCATAATTACTATCCTTATACCCATAAAAGGATGGGGCAAAGTTAGAGTTGGCAGATGTGCCATTTGATATTCCAAACTGATCGTTACCAGCATCTGAAACAGTAGCTTTCATTAAAACTTCTCTAGTCGCGGACTGGCTTGTGGCTTCTAAGTGCAATAACTCATCTGGTGTTGTAGTACCTATACCCACGCCATTATCTGTAAATCTAGCTATTTCGTTATTGTTAGCCCCAATAACCACAGGTATGTCGGTTCTTGTCCCAATTACAATACCATTTAAATCATCTGACCCGCCATGTGTAAGTTCGACCCAATCCGCTAAAGATAGTCCATATCTCGATGTTGTCCTGTTTGCTCCGTGTAAGAAATAATACCCATCAGCAGTAGCGGAATGAAAATTTATTCCTGCGCTGGAATTTACACCAGCATTGCTATTCTCTATCTTTATGTTTGTTGCCGCATTTTGGTTACGATTAATGTGCAATAATTGATCTGGCGTTGCAGTGCCTATACCTACACCAGAATCTGTAACTCTAAGTCTTTCGATTTGGTTTGTTGCTATTGCGATGCTGTTATTTGCTGGTCTATATATAGAGTTAGAAATAGCTGGGGTAGACTGATTAGTTGTAAAAGCTAAAGCATCTTCAAAATAGCCTTTGCCTGCAACGTGTAGTTTTACTAAGGGTGTAGCTGTACCTATACCTACATTACCATTAGATCTTATTATCATGCTAGACCCAGTCCCGTTAGAGCCTTTATTGAAAAATTGTAAAGCTGCATTTCCATCTGAACCGTCTCTGCGGGCGTAAATTCTTGCGTTGGCATTGCTTTCAAACGTATTATCAGAAAGGGCAAAAACAATACCTCCACCAAAACCATCAGTCATATTAGCGCTGGTCTTGGTTATCAATTTCATAGCCGAGGCTATGCCGTTAACGCTATCAAAGCTTCCACCTGCGGTACTTGTTTCCCTAGTAAAGCCTAATACTGGATAAGATGAAGACACCGCTTCAATTTGTTTTGCGGTTGTTTTGCCATTTGAGTCTATAATAAGAGAATCTCCTGGCGCACTAGATTCTATTTGGAATACATTTACGCCTGCATTATGATCCCTAACTCTGAAAGTATCAGCAGTATTGACACCTATCTTCCATTCTTGATTAGAGTTTTTAAACGCAAAGCCAGCCGCACCTGTTGCTGCTGTATTTTCAACTATTGGTTCTATGTAGCTATTTTGTGCAGAACCCGCGATGTGCAATTTACCAGATGGTGTATCCGTGCCAATGCCTACGTTACCATCGGAATTAATCACAGAAAGCGCTGTTCCATTTACTTTCCACTCTTGCAAGTTAGCGGTTTGTCCAACGGCACCATCTACTGTTATACCTTTAATGGATGCTGATGGGACATGCATATAAAGTTGCGAATCTGTTACACCATCCGCCCAAGCGGCATTAAGTGTCATTTGACCATTATGAAATAACTGTAAAGCTTCGCTGGATGCTGCTGTTGCTCTACCACCACCACCTTGAACCGCAAACAATAAATCATTTGATGAACCACCCCAGTTTCTCATGACAAAAGCATTGTCATTATCTTGTATGCCAAAGAAAGCTAGTTCCGTTTCAGAACCGTCAGCACCTTCATCAAAATATATACGTGGACTACGTGGGCCTTTAATTGCTATACCGTGAAAATCTGTATTACCGCGAACAACTAAAGGTGTTCCATCAGCATCTGGATTATTTGTATTAACTAATACGTTTCCATTTACAGATAATGGTGCAGCAGGGTTAGTTTGGCCTATACCAACATTGCCATTCCCAGCAAATCTGACGCTTTCTGATACTGTGCTTGCATCTGTTGTGTATAAGGATATGCCGTAGTCATTTGAACCCTCACCTTCGTGTCTAATTAAGGTTCTCTTGGAAAGATTCCCGTCTGTGACCATTTCAAGACCAGGGAATCCGTTATCTGTTGTGCCTATCAGACTTACTCTACTGCCATATTGAACGCCATCATCATGTAATTTTATAGAGCGGGTTGGCGAATAAGCGGGGGTCGAGCCAATTTTTAAATTGCCGCCAAGTTCTGCGTTTCCAGCAACGTCGAGAGCGTCAACAGCCGCATCTTGTCCAGAAACCAAAAACAATCCAGTTTCAGAATTTTGCACATAAGAAGATAAATCCACCCCAGTTATAAAACCACTTGGATTTGAAGAGGCGTAAAATTGTCCAGTTTGAGACTCAGATATGAAAGAACCCGTTTCTGATTTTAACGCAAAAGATCCAGTACTATTTACTATTTCTGCTATCTCTGAATCGTTTGATGAAACTTGACCTTGCAAAGATCCGCTCAAACCAGTTACAAATTCTTCGGTTGTATAGGCGGATAGATCTACTCCAGTTATATAGCCGCTGGGGTTAGATTTTGCATAAAACGAATTAGTAGCTAACGTATTATAATCACCAGTTGCGGTGTTTATTCTTGAATTTATCTGATTTTCTGTTAAGAAGTCGGATATTTCTGGGGGCCTAACAACGTCTCCTGTAACATAATTACTGTAATTGCCCGTTATTGTTATTGGGTCACCAGTACTAACCGTTATTGTAGCAGAGTTGCCGCTTGTGGTTGTTACTTCTACCGCACTTGAGCCAGATATTGTTACAGCGTCACTTAGCGCCTGCGCTAATATAACTGAAGTAGAATCTTCGCCAGAAACTGTTACAGATATGCTCATGCTGTTTCATTTTCAATAATAGACACGGAGCCTTTTAAAAGTTTTTCGGAGGTTCCATCGGTTTTATCTACAAATAGATCGTAAGAGCTATTTGCGGTAGATAGCGCCGAGGTTTGAGTTTTTGTAAGAGAAAGAGTAGCTACTCCATTTGTGGCGTCTCCAACCACAGTAGTAGTAAAATCTGCTTGTAGATTATTAGAGCTATCTATTCTGATTTGAGAAACTAAGGTCGCATTAGAAAGATCATAAGCGCTTCCGTCTTCATTTTTTATAGTTAGAGTAATTGAAAAAGTAGCTCTTTTTTCGATTATTATATTGTGTACTCCTGCTGCCATAGAGGTATTTACACATTTTTACAATAACATTCCCTCAAAAACGCAGTGGACATGCATATTGTTGTTTGTCGAAGAAACTACTTGAAACATTACATCGCTGCCGCCCGCTATAGGAAGAGGCATGTCAAAATTTATCACAGAAGGGGAATGGTTAGAAAGCGCTACAATTTCTTGAGTTCTAAAAACAGAATCTTTAAGCCTAACAACTAATTTTATTGTAAGGTTGGCGTTTGAATTTGTAGTTTTTGCATCGCAAGAAACGTGATATGAAGACAAGTTAAACTGCCTGTTAATTGGCACTGTATATATGGCCTGCATTGTTTGATTGTGGCCATTTTCAATTATACTTTTGACTGTATTTGGCGTGTCTGGCTCTCCGTTTGTATTCGCTCCATTTGTGTAAACAAATATATTGCCAGCAACATCATTGGTGTCATCATTAAAAACCCTATTGATTCTTGACCATTTTCCATCTAGTGTTATGCGGGTTTGACCCTGCATAAGCACGGTCTGCTCCTTTTCTTCAAAATTTTCATCTAATCCTTGAATTCTGATTGGCATGGTATCTAGCGCATTATTGCTAGAGATGTACATTGTTTCTCCAAGATTATTGGGAAAAACATAATCTCCAGCAACATCTGCATAACTCCAGATAGCTTCGTTTGAGGTAGACGAATTTACATCCTCATGTGTTCCAAATTTCCTGACAAACTTGCCAGTTTTTCTTTGTATGTCCGCTAAGTGAAATGAAGCCATACATTACTTTACACTTAACCAGAGCAAGATGAACATTCTAGCAAATTCCTGCTTAGCTCTTGAGATGGGTTTGTACCTCTTTGATAATAAAGGCTTTTAACTCCCTGTTCCCAGGCGAAAATCATCAGTTGGCTGACGTCTTTAGGAGACGACTTGGGATGAACCATAATATTGAGACTTTGAGACTGGTCGATAAATTTTTGGCGCTGAGCCGCTTGGATAATCACTTCTTTTTGGCTGATTTCTCCAAAGGTCTTATAAACCGATTTTTCTTCGTCAGAAAGAAATTTAAGGTGTTGAACTGATCCCCCTTTAACCAAAATGCTTTTCCATGTTGTCGCATCATTTTTTTCATATTTTTCTAGAACTTTTTCGAGATATGGGTTTTTGTAGGTAAATTTACCCTTAGCTAGATCTTTTACAAAGTAGTTTGAATTCAGCGGTTCAATGCTTGGAGAGACTTGGCCAAGGATGAAGGAGCTTGATGTAGTCGGCGCTATAGCCATGGTAGTCACATTTCTTAAGCCATATCCTTTTAATACTTCTGGCTCTCCATATACTTGAGCCATTTGTTTAGAAGCGTTCTGTGTCTTTTCATAGATAAGTTTATGTATCTCAGAATTAAGAAATTTGGCCTGCATTGATTCAAAAGCTATATTTTTAGATTGAAGCAAAGAGTGCCAGCCGAGAACACCAATACCAAGAGCTCTTTGTTTTTCAGCGAATTTTGCTGGAGCATCCATAAATGGTATTTTTTTACATTTTTGTATAAATTCTGTCATGACTGCATCTAGAAACATAGTTAGAGTTTCTGGAGCGTCAGTCTCTTTCCATTGGTCATATTCAACCAAATTCATAGAAGAAAGGTTGCATACAAAAGATTCATCTGGATTTGAGTGAAGCGCAATTTCAGAGCAAAGATTACTTGCGTGGATTTTTAATCCCTTATCTTTGTAGACTTGCGGAGC